CGGTCACGATCTGGATCACAGAACCGATGCCAACGATGACCATGCCGACGCCGCGCTGGCTGTCGCTCATGTTCTTTGCGCCCTTGTCGAGGTCGATTTCCCCGTAAGGCACGGAGCGCACGTCAACCGTCTTCGGCGCGATGATGACGGGCTCAGGCGGGGGCTTCGTCTCAATCTTAGGCGCAAGTGGCGGCGCAGGCTTAACCGGCGGCGGCGACGGCTGGGGAGCCGGATTTATCGCCACCGCCGGCCCTGCTACCACGGGACCACTCGGCGGCGCAGGAACGGGGGCAGATGCCAGCGGAGGGGGGCTGGGCTGGGGGGCTTGCTTCTCCGCTGGCTCCGCATCGCCTGGCGCTTCAGCGGCGACAGGCTCAGCTTTGACGGGTTCGGGCTTGACCAGCTCGGACCACGATTTCTTGAAAATATGCGAGGTGTCGGGCGGCTTCGATGTGTCCAGCCGCGCACGCATGAGGGTGTCTTCCAGAGACGTGCTTTCGTTCGTGTCGATCTGCCCGCCTTCGGTCACTGACAGCTTGATGACGCTGATGCTGCAAGCGTTCTCCCACGGCAGATCCGAGAACAGGCAGGCTTCAGCCAGGCGGCGCCGGTACAGGCCCTTGAGCGGCTTGCCTCCCGCTCGGCAGTTGCGCGGAAACTGAAGCAGGGCGCTTCCATACGAACCCGGCGTCATCACCTTGCCCGCGTCAGTCACGCCGCCATTCAGGCAGGCTTTCAGGCTTTTGGGGATGTACCCTAGATTGAAGGCGAGACTTGCCAGCGCATCAAATTCCCCTTGCGTGAGCGGCACGGTGATCTGGTCCCGCACGATCTGCGCGTGCTTCGCGACGTCCTCGTCCAGCAGCGCGTCAGCTTCGGCAAGCGTGATGGTCTTGCCGACGACTGCGACCGGCCCCGTGCGGCCGTAGCCGATGGTCGGGATGTTGATCGGGTCGAGGTAGCCGACGAGGCTTAGACCCTCGAAATGCCGGATGAGATCAACCGCCGCGCGCGACGGATACAGCTCACTCGGCGGCCTGCGGCGGAGAATTTCTATCGCCATCGTTCTTGTCCTCCGAGAGATCGGCTTTGGTTTCGGTGCGTGCTTTGCGCATGTCTTCGATCAGGCGGCGGCGCGATGTTGTGCGTCCGCCCTTTGCGCCGTTCTCCTGCGCTTCCTTGCGCTTGCTCATGCCCATCTGGACCGCAAGCAAAGCCTGCGCGCCGACAGAGCCGCACGCCTCAAGCAGGATCACCCAGAATAGCGCGAAGATGTCTCTGAACGTCACGCCATCAAAGCCGGGGAAGTAGCGCGCGGGAGCCTGGAACACCGCAGGCAAGGCCGGATCGCCAATGGCGGCTTCCGTCGCCTGCTGACGTGCGCCGAGACGGTCAGTCTCTGCGGCCGCAATCTTCGCGTCTTGCTCGTCCAGCTTGGCTTGCGCCTCGGTCTGATACTGCGCGATGTTCTTTTCGTAGGTGGACACGTCATCGTTGCGGCTGTTGCCGTCGTCCAAGACAAGGTTCATCGACTGACGCGCGGCTGCTACCAACTGGTCACGGTCGGCGCGGATCGCCACCTTTTCCTTCTCGGCACGGGCAATGATCGTGTCAGCGCTTTCCGTCGATGCGCTTTCCGTCTGCGAAATCGCGGCGCCCTTACGATAGTGCCAGTCGTTTCCTTCAGTGACGAAGCCTAACGCAGCGATGCCGCACGCAATCAGGCCCATGACCCAGATGAAGCGCAGCGTGCGGCCGGCAGCGGGGTTGATCTTGTTCGTTTTGAGCCAGACAATTGCGAGGCCCCCGAAGATGACGAACGTGCGGAACACGATGCCCGCAGCCATAAAGCTGGTCTCCATGCCGGGCGGGGCGAGGCTGGAGTAAAACTGGCTGTCCCATACGTAGAGCGTCAGGCACGCCACCACGACAGCGGCCCAGAGCGCCGAGAACGTCACGAAGGAGACGGTGAACGCGGGAGCGTGGTCCCTGACCCACCGGCCAGCAGACGCCCACTCCGCTTTCGTGTGGCCTCTCAACGCCCCACCCCTTGAAACTCGGCCCAGCGCTCAAGGCCAAGCTGCATCACGGCGAAGCAACCCACGGCCATCAGCGCCCAGCCGAAAGCGGGAATGCGTGACCAGCCGTTGATTTTCTGGCTGTCCTGTACCTGCGCAACTTCACGCTTGTGGACACTAAGGTCCGTGCGCAGATGCTCGATTGTCTCAATCAGCTTTTGCAGGCTGTGGCGGACTTCCTGGCTGTCGGATTGCAGAGAGGCCAGCTTGGTCCTCATCTCCGATTCCAGCGCTGTGACCTTCGCGGCTACCTGCTCCACGTCTTCTCCGTTTGCCTTGCGTTTCCGCAGTTGTTCGAAATCCTCCGCCACCTCACGCAATTCACGCTTGAGCGCCTTGAAGCGCTCGTTGAAATCGTCATCCATTGTTCCCAGCCTTTCAGTTCAGGGCGTCAGGCTTCCAGCCAGCGCCCCAGCGTCTGCCGTCGTTCAAGGTCTTGCAGTTCGGCTTGCTCGCCCGCTGTGAGGCCGACAGAGCCGTCCTCGTTGACCTTGATTTCCGGGGCGATCAGGTAGTGACGTAGCTCGCGCAGGCGCTGCGACAGACGCGCGCGCGCGTCGTCAATCGTCTCGTCTGCAAGCATCAGGTCTGCGAAATGGTTTTCCGGTTCCGGGTCGGGCTCCGGCTTGGGCGCCGCGACTTCCACGATGCGCTCAACGATCTTTTCAACCTCGACAATCTTCACTTCCGGCTTGCGCGCTTCCAGCTCCGCAATGCGCCTCTGCATCTCTGCGATGCGCGGGTCAGGCTTTGGCTCTGGCTCGTAAGCAACCGTAACCTTGACCGTGACGGGCAGGCATCGCGCCTTGGCCCATGCGATCGCATCCGCAAGCGTGTCGCGGACAACGCTGTCGTCATCCAGTGAAAGCTGCACCTTGCCGCCGATGTGCCACACGGACACCGCAGCGCCGGGAAAGGCTGCGCGGGCGATAGCCTCGTCACTTGCTTCTGTCATGGTGGGGGTTCCGTTTGGACATTGACAACCGCGTCCACAAATACTTACAACGTGGACACGATGGCAGATCAAAAAGAAATACTCAGCTTCCGGGTGCCGCCCGACCTTAAGCAGCAGCTTGAGAAAGCCGCTGCGGACGATCAGCGGTCCGTGTCCTCGCTTGTGGTAAAAGCGTTGACCGATTGGCTGAAGACGAACGCGAACGCCGCTGAAAGGAAAAAGCGATGACCAGACATTCCCAGAAATTTGAAGGCGGCAAAATCCACCTTCGCGGCACAGTAAAATTCACCGATGCGGAGTTTGTCGGTTGCGAGATGCACCGATATTCGGGCGGCAACTCGTGGGTTGATATAAACGGCGGCTCAATGACCGACTGCTCGTTCTTCTATGACGGCATGGGTGTCAGCGCGGACGAGTGGTTCATGCTCGGCAAGATTAGGGGCGGCGTTACAACCAGAGTTACCGGCAGCGGGCCGTGGTCTGGTCACACGCGAACTTAGAGCCTGTTGAGGAGTTGGCTTTTGCGTACATGGACCTAGGATGCCGTTTCGTATGTGATCAGGGCATCCACAATAGTTCCGTTTCCGCCCGTGAAAACGCTGGCAGAGTCAGCAAAAAGACAGTTGATCGTCGTAGATGTCTGAATGGTTCCAGCCACGCCCTTGCCTGTCGTGGCGACTTCGCGGCCCGTCAGTATGCCCGCTGGAATTGTCGTGCTGGCATTGACAGGAAGCGTGAAGGTAAGTGCGCCCGTCGCAGTTCCGATCGTGGTCAGGGTTGCGCGTACTGCTACCTGCATCGTTCGACCGAAAAGCCTGCGATAACGGCCCGCCGCCGTTGACGTGGTGATTGTGCCGCCGCCAGACGTCAGCGTTGGCGTGTAGGTCGTCCACGCATTTTCGTCGATGGTCGCGCCGTTGTACGTACCGCCAGTTACAACGCCCGCCGCCGTAACCCGGAAGTTCGGGAAGTGCAGAAGGTCGCCCGTGAATGTGACGTTATCAAGCTTCAGGCCGTTCGTGATCGTCCCTGACGTAGCCGAACGGACAATGCTCGCCGTCGTGTGGAGCGGAAACGGGGTGACCCCGTTCGCATTTGACAACACAAACGCATCGCCCCATGCCGCCGCCCCGCCCGCCCCCGACAAGCTGACCGCATAGGCCGCATCGATCACACTGGCTCAGGCTGTGCCGCCTGA